TAAAGCCATCGCCATAGCCATCGCCATTGTCATAGCCAAAGCCAGAGCTATCGCCATAGCCATCGTCATTGCCATCGTCATCGCCAGAGTTCCAGCCAGACCCATAGCTATACCCATCGTTTTCCATCATTTAGCCATCACCATCACCATTGCCATCGCTGTCGCCAGAGCCAGAACCAGAGCCAAAGCTATAGCCGTCGCCAGAGCCAAGGCCACCGCTATCGCCATTGCCAGAGCCATCGCCATAGCAAGAACCATCACCATAGCCAAAGCCATAGCTGTCGCGAAGGCCAGAGTCTAAGTTATAGTCATAACCATAATTATAATCATGTATCATCACTATCTTCTCCATTGCCATCATTTAGCCATCGCCATTGCCATTTCTATCGCCATCGCCAAAGCCAGATCCATCGCCAGAGCCAGAGCCATCGTCATAGTCACAGCCATAGCCATAGCCATGGCTATCGCCAAAGCCATTGCCATCGTCATAGCCACAGCCAGAGCCATAGCCAGCGCCAAAGCCCCAGCCAGAGCCATCGGCATCGCCATTTTTAAAGCCATAGCCGGAGCCATGGCCACAGCCATGGCTATAGCCATAGTCATAGTTATAATCATTCATTACCACTGTCCTTTCCGTAGCCATTGCCAGAGCCAGAGCCATGGCCATAGCCATCACCATCGCCATCGCCAAAGGAATTGCCAGAGCCATCGCCATAGCTAAAGCCATAGCCATAGCCATAGCTATAGCCATCGCCATTGCCATCGCCAAAGGAATTGCCAGAGCCATCGCCATAGCCAAAGCCATAGCCGTCGCCATCGCTATCGCCAGAGGAGTCGCCAAATGAATCGCCAGAGCTCCAGATAGCGCCACAGCCAGAGCTATAATCATGCATTATCACTGTCTTCTCGATTGCCATCATTTAGCCATCGCCATCGCTGTCGCCAGAGCCAGAGCCAGAGCCATAGCTATAGTCATCCATCATCACTGTCTTCTTCATCGCCATCGCAGTCGTCATCGTCATCGTCATCGTCAAAGCCAGAGCCATCAACATAGCCAGAGCCATCGGTATAGCCAGAGCCATCGGCATAGCCAGAGCCATAGCCGGAGCCAGAGCCATAGCCGGAACTACTGTAATAGCCAGAGCCATAGCTATAGCCCCAGAGCCATAGATATCGCTATCGTCATCATAGTCATTCATCATCACTGTCCTCTCCATTGCCATCATTTAGCCTTCGCCATCGCCATTTCTATCGCCATAGCTAAAGTCAAAGCCATAGTCATAGCCATCGCCAGAGCCATCGCCAGTGCCAAAGCCATCGCCATCGTCAAAGCCAGAGCCGCCGCCATAACCATCGCCATAGCCATAGTTATCGCCAGGGTCATAGCCAAAGCCAGAGCCAGAGCCAGAGCCAGAGCCATAGCCATTTTTAAAGCCATCGCCGGAGCCATGGCCACAGCCATGGCTATAGTTAAGATTATTGAAGGAAGTCATTTGTCTCATATAAGTCCCTTATAATATGAAGATGTTATAGCTAGAGCCATAGACATTAGCATTCGGCGAAAATTATTCGCTCCATATTGGAACACTAGAAATAGATTGTTGAGCTTTTTTAGTTACATTTATTATCTCTATTGCTTCCAATAGAATTATTTTATCTATTTCTATTGGAAATTTGCATCCCTCTGGTTTACTAACTCCCTCTTCTGCTAATTGAGATAAAGAAGCAGCTCCACTCCAGGGCCATAATCTTCTTGCATTTCTAAGTACAATTTCTTTTCCATTTTTGGATTCTATGTTTCCAGCAAATACACCGGCTGAATAAGTTCTAACTATTACATATCTATTATCCTCCAGTACTTCATTAGTTGGTTTGAAATTATTAAGAGCTTTCATTATTTCCATTAAATGGCTTACTTTCATTTCTTCTATTAACATGGTTTTACCTCATTATTTAAAAAATATGGCGAACACAAGAAGGCTAAGAGGAGAAGTTAAAATCCTTGGGGGTGCTACCCACCTCCCCGTGTTCATAAACTGGCGACGACCAGTGTAGTTTGCTAACAAATCATTTATTAGGTTGATTCTGGTCGTCATTAACCTTTGTTGATAATGTTAATTGCATTGTAGAAACCATTCTCTCTATCCATAATAGTCCAGTATCAAGATAAGTATAAGCTATTTGCAAACTTGCTTGTGGAATAGGAAGGGTTTTTAGAAAATTAATTAAATTTAAATAATTCGAATGAGTTGAATCAATTAATGATTTTCTTATCAATGAAATCTGTTCTTGAGTAATTTCTTGTTTTTCCATTTTAATATCTCCAAAAAAATAATACTTTATATAATAAAAAAAATATGTCAATAGAAAGCTTAAATATTATTCATAGCTAAGTTATCTTGATCATCATCATTTTGCTCTTGCCTGCAATAACGATATATTAATATTCTTCCAACTAAAACTAATGTGAAAGCAAGATGTCCAGATAGCCAAAAATATGCATTATAATTAAGCCTGTAATCATCATCATCACAATAAAGAGGTATTACAGGTCTACAATCAAATAATCTCATTTTTCTTGCTCCCATTTAGCTTATGATAAAGATTTTTTATTCTATCAATTTCTCTACGTGAATTATACATGTGTAAATAAAAGCTTATTGTATGCAAAATAAAACTCATCATAAAACCTATCGATATAAAAACTAATATATATGACTGGAATAAATTATTCATTTAATGTGCCCTCCATATTTGAATATAAACCTTCATTTCTATTAAGAAATATAAGCATTTTCCCTAATGCATTGCAAAGATTTTCATCCTTAACAATTATTGTTGTATCAACATCATTCACAATTATTCCATAATCTGAAATAATGCAATACCTTACATCATAAGTATCAATTATTTTTGAAATAGTCAATCTACAAGTATTCTTATTAAGTACAAGATATGATGGAATAATTTCAATCAATTCAGAAGCTAAAAATGCCGAATAATGTTTAAGTGATTTACCTTTTGTTACTGTGCTAAAATCTGGCGGCTTTACAACTGACATCCATTTATTTTCATATTCTTTCTCTGTGGGTTTTCTCCAATAAAAAGTACTTATCTGAGGAACGTCAGTATTCTTAAGTTCTACAGCAATTTCAAAAGATACAACATGCTCTTTGTTCATTATCTATCTCCTTATTAGTGATCCATCTTTTCATTGATTATTCCATTATTTCATCTTTATCTTAAAATTAGTCTCTACCTTAATCAGTCCATAAGTGGTTAGTTTTTCTAAATGAAAAAACATTGCTGTTTGTTTGTGAATGGGTTTATTAATTTTTAAAGGAGGTCTTTTTGGTTTTAAGAGCACAGGTGATATCTTGCATTCTTTGAATGCCCCTTTTCCATTGGAAATGATTAATTGTTTTTCATCTTTAGTGGATCTCATTTGATTCTCCTTGCATTGTATATTTAAATTTACTAAACTCATTAATCCCCATCTTCAATTTTGATCGAATCATATCAACAAGACGATCAACTGCATCCTCTGGACAAACAAGTGATGTGCAGATTATGTTAAACATAACAAATGACAAAACATCAAATGAAGAAAAAAATATACGACGCTCGTCCCATCCTTTGTTTATTGATATTTCCTGATAATTGGCTAAAACTTTCATTATTGATAAATATATTTCTTTAAATTGAGCTTCATCTGAATCTTCAGTATTATCTTTATTTTTATTATTAGTTGTCGTCATAATTTTTCTCCTAGTAGCGGTTTAGAGCTTCTATAATGGAAGGAAGCATATCATAAAATTCATATATAAGAAAAATTATGATGCCACCTAATGATAAAAATAAAAATAATAATCGTATATTATCATTTTTCATTAGAATGGCCTCTCATTAATATTTGATAAATCCTCATGTCTTTTTATATTATCTTCTTTCTCTATTTGATGATAAGAAAGAGTGTCTTGATTTTTATTCTCATCTTCTTTTACAAGATGAGTACTCATGCCCATATATAGATCATTTAATGTTATACTATGTAGATATTTTGATTTCGCTGATTCCTCTGATACTGCCTTTATGGTACATTTGGTTGAGAGTAAAATTGAATATTTATTCATGTAAAATTCCTAAAAAATAATCCAGCTGAGAAATACTCCATTTAAAAATGCTATCCCTATATTAATTAAGGGATCATAATCTATTATATTTTGTATAGTATGTGAAACAAAAAAACATGCCAGACTAAAAAACCAAAAAATAAATATCTTTTTTATCAAATTTTTATTTAGCCTAATCATGTCTATTCTCCTTTATTATTCAGAACGGAAAACTATCATCAATAAATTCTTTTTCTGTGTTAGCAGCAAGTTTGCCTGAGGATAGCTTTATATATTCTATAACTATATTTTTTTTGGCATAAAATCCACCACTAGGGTTTTGTTTCTCCGGCTGAATACCTATTCTCACTATTCCTTCAAGATTAGTTAAATCTACTGGAATTGCTCCTTGTTTATATTGTTCCTCAAGGCCGGTTGAATCACAAAATCTTTTTATTTTCTTAATGTTCAAAGGGTGATCCGAAAATACTAAATGATCAAATATTTTTCGAGTAGCTCCCGTGGAATCTTCTATTGCTATTTGTAGCTCAGCCATTTGGTTTCCTTTTTGAGAAACCTTGTAAACAGACTGGGTAACAATAAATTTATATTCTCCATCAGGAACAAGGGAGGATTCTTCTAGCTCTGCATCTGTTAATGGATTAAACTTGTACATTATTTTATCTCCTATAGGTTAATATCTTCATTGATATATGAATATATTGCATTGGCTACTAGCAAAAGATCGTTATCAATAGTTAATTTATCAAATAGCCCCATTGGCGTTTTAGCCATGTGTTGACCGTCATCATTTGTCACAAACTTGTACTTTCCGTCGCTTGATAAAGCATGAAGGACATACGTAAATCTTCCTTCAATACAAATATATTGATCTATCATTTTTCCAACCGTTTTTGGTCTTGTTTTTCCATGTGTATCAATTTCAACATGCATCATAACAAAGCAGAAAAGATCATCTCTTATTTGACCAATTGTATTGATGAGCTCATGAAAATTCTTAGCAAGTTCGCTATATTTATCATATCCTTTTATTAAAGCTTTACTCATAAATTCATTCATCAATATATATCCCATATCGTCTATTATCAGATATTTTATATCTTGACGCTTGGCATTAATTGCTTTAATTGCACGTATTATAGTTGACGAATCATCGGATTTATAATAATTGCCCAGCATCAAATCTGAGCTTGCCTTAATATATTTCTTTTGCCCCCCTTTAAAGGGTAGAGGCTTGTCAACGACATTGATTATAAATGTTTCCTCAGGGGGTAAATTCCTAATTGATGTAGATTTACCTGATCCACTTTCTCCTAATACAAGAACTGCATTATTCATTATCATCTCCAAATAAATCATTTCGTTGACAATTAGAATTATTTTCATGCAGTTCTTCACATATTTCACAATATATTAGTTCATTCATACTTATCCCTTAAAAGTTATTTTCGATTCATGAGGGAAGATGTCCGGTCTCAAATCATGAATATTTATCTTATAAATCTTTGCAATACAAACAGCAGCTCGCATATGTATTTTGCTTGAACCTTTTCTCCATCTCACTACATCTGATGAATCCTCATTTATAGCTCTTGCAAATTCTCTTAGAGATTTATGTTTTTTTATCAATTCTTCTAATATGTCGCCTACTTTCTCTTTTTGTTCTTTATTCATTTGACTCATTAAATTTCTCCTGATGACTTATGTTCTGTATTAAAGTCAACCAGTTTATACGGGCTCCTCTTTAATATGAAGCTGAATAAGTGTTGATAAAAATATAGTATAAAAGTCTTTACTTTTTGTCAACACTTTATTACAATTATTTTTTAACTTAATAATGGATTGAATAATGATATACAATGTATTGATTGTTGATTGCGAGACAACGGGTTTATCGCCAAAAGACTCTCAAATTATAGAGATAGCAGCTATACTTTATAGTGTTAAGCATAATAACATATTGCAGACATGCTCTACATTAATCCCTTGTAAACACAATCCTGTTCAATATATAAACAATATATCAGCTGATTTAACGAATGAAGGTTATTTTTATCAATCTGCATTATCTCGCATTAAAGAGATGATTACGGATTGCGACGCAATAGTAGCTCATAATGCTCCTTTTGATAAGGGATTTTTAGGTACATTTATTCCTGAGTTTTTAGAGAAAGAATGGATTTGCACGAAGAATGATTTTAAATGGCCTGTTATATTACAGAGAAAAAGACTACAAGACGTTTGTGATGCGATGGGTGTTCCTTATATTAATGCTCACAGAGCACTTCAAGATTGTTTATTAATTGCCAACTGTTTTTCTAAAATAGAGAATCTCTCTTCTCATTTTCATAGTAAAATGGAGAAATAAATGAAGATTTTTGAAAAAGTAAAATGTTTTATTAAATGAATTTTGTGTTATTTATGTTATTATTCGGCCTCCACCCGAATTAAATAACACAGAATATGAGGCTTATTCTCTCCTCATTAGAAGAAAGTGTAATGTAGCGTTCGCTTTCTTCTTTGCTCTTTGCGGCTGAGCAATCAAAAATAAATGCCGCTATTTTTAAGGGCCTTTAGCTCAATTAGTTAGAGCAGTAGACTCATAATCTATTGGTTGGGAGTGCAAGTCTCCTGGGGCCTACAGGTTTACTGTTCAAACGACGAGGTATATGTGATTTATAAAGATGAGGTTGCAGAGTTTACTTCCCAAAAATTTACTCCTGTTGGTGGTCAGATTATAACATGTCCAAAAGTAACAGATGATTTTAACTATCAAGAAGCTGCCGATACTCTTGATAGGGATAGAGTAATATGTAAATTTGCAGATTTTCAAGATGGTATTAGGGTGTTAATGTTAATAAATAGAGATAATAGTAATAAAAATAAGGGATCAAAGCGATGGTTAAGAAAAATAATAACTAAAAATAGAGATGAGTGGATATCTGCGTTTAAACTATTATATGCTATTCAAAAACAAACTGGTGGTGATATAAGGATTTATTCTTGTGTAAATGATAGAAAGATAAGTAAAGCTATATCTATGTTCAAGCATCGCCAAATTGATGTAATGGATGGTCAAGAATATACATTTTATTGTGATATAAATGGATCATTTTGTAGCTGCCTTATGAAGCCTGAGAATAGATTATCACGTTATTTTTTATTGGATGTAGATACGAAGGACATTAATGAGGTTGAGGATTTTATAAGTGATTTTGTTATCGAAAAAATACACGTATATGAAACAAAAAAGGGATTTCATTATATCACTGCTCCATTTGACACTAGACTATATGTGGCTGGAATACATAAAACATTTGAAATAAAAAAAGATGGTTTACTTTTACTGAGTTGGAATGATGAGGTAATGAAATGACTGATATCGATAAAAAAATAGATGAAATATCTTCTTTTGAAGATATTAAGCGTGTATGCGATGAAATTCTAGAATTAGAAGAAAAAAACAGTACAAAAGAAGCCATAGAATCACTGCCTGAAAAATTCAATTTTCTGGTAAATGATTTTACAGATTTAGATAAAGTTGAACGATTATTAGAACAAATAAAAAAAGCAAAAACTGACTGGAAAAGTTACATTAAAAGCATTTTATAGTTAAATAAGATCAATATATGATCATTCTAACTTTATAACTTTAGTTTTGCTATTTTTTTATTAAAACGGTCTTTTTATACATAACTTTTCCACAGAAATTGTGGATAAGTTCTTCAATTTACTCATAACAATTTGTTTTGCTTAGGAAAAAAAGAAGGCGTACTATAAGGTCACAACACCGTAGTACGCCTAAGGATAAGCAAGAATGAATGATAACACTGGAGCAAAAAAAGTCAAGCACTCTGCTGCTTTTCAGTGTTCTTTTTTCCTCATGTCTAAAAAATGTCTTGATCCAGAGTATAAGATAAATATTTATCATGCTTTAATTCTGCGTTACATCTGTGATTGTATTGATGCCAACTTTAGAAAAACAAAGAAATCATATGCCCAAATAAGTCATTCTCAGATAGCTACTTATTGCTTTTGTTCTGTCGATTCAGTCAAGCGATCTATTGCCGCTCTTATCAAATGTAAATTACTAAAATACCAAGGAAAACAAGGAAAAATGGGCTGTTTTTATACTGGTCATATTTTGACTACCTGGTGCTCACAGCACTACCCCCTAGATATAGTGCTCACAGCACTACCCCCTAGATGTAGTGCTCACAGCACTACGTCTTACTCTTCTAACTTTACTAATAAGGATTTATCCACAAATCCTCAAAAGCAAAAAGCAAGCTTTGCACAACTCGGTGAGCGAGCTCATCGTTCTAATCCGGCTCAGGTTCATGAGATTATTTCGAAGATGTTTGTTGATAACAATTTGAATAAAAAAGCTGAAAAAATAGATAAAATCAAGAAATAGAAATGATTTATTTTTGTTGATATACTCTATCAGAAATACAATTTAGGAGCTACTATATGATACAGTCAAATTTACGGGAAAAGGAAGATAGGGCTGAAAGGGTTCGCTGTGAGAGACCGAAGTTTCAAGATGTAAAGCAGGTGCTGAGTAGGTTAGATGAGACACGTAGAGCAGCGGAGCCATCTCCTATTTTGAAAGAATTTATGATTAAAAATGGCTTTTATGATAAAAAAGGAACAAAAAAAGATCTATTTCCGCAAGAAATACATGGAAAAAGGATTGGCGATGGCAAAAAGATTATCGAAAAGTGAGTTAAAAAAAGTAATGGATAGCTGGGAGGGGAAAATGAAGTGTAGAGAATGCGGTTACAGACCCCTATTTTGTAGATGCAAAAAGAGGTGAGTAGATGAAAAAGTGGATTAAGTTAGAAAAGGAAGATTTTAAAAGCCAAATAAAGGCATTACAGCAACTTTATGGAGACACCCCTTGTGAAGGTATTAATGTTGATATAAAACCTCGCCTTGAGCTGGAGAATTGCGATAATGGGCATTATAAAGAAGGATTGAAGGTGAATGGCGAAGAGAGTTGATGGAAACCAAAAAGAGATAGTACATTTATTGAGAGAAATAGGAGTTAGCGTACTAGTAATGAGCAACCTAGGAAAGGGGGCCCCGGATCTCCTTATCGGGATTCGAGATCAGAATTTTTTAATTGAACTGAAGAATGGAAAAATGGCATTGTCAGGACAGCAATTAACGATTGCTGAACAGAAATTTCATGATGAATGGAGGGGGCAGGTGTGTATACTCAATTCGCGCGAGCAAGTGCTTGAATTTGTTGACAGAATATTAAACAAGAGGTGAGAATGATTTCCAGGTGTCATCGTGCTGAGCTGGAGGTTGTCAGTACGCGATACGGAGCTTACTTTACGTGTATCAAGTGCTTTCGACCATGCGAAGCAGTTTTTTGTAAAACTGAATCAAGGAGAGAAGAGATGCCAGCATTTAGTTCAATAAGTTTCTCGAAATTAGCCACATGTCATGTGGATTTGCAGACTATTTTTTATGAAGTAATAAAACATTTTGATTGCACGATTCTGGAGGGACATAGAAATCAGGAACAACAAGATGCGGATTTTGAGGCTGGAAGAAGTAAGTTAAAGTGGCCAAATGGCAAGCATAATTCCACACCGAGTAATGCAGTGGATGCCTGTTTCTATCCTGTTCCTGGCTGGGATATGATAGAGGATTTTATTTACTTTGGAGGAATGGTAATGGGTATAGCTGCAAAACTTAAATCAGAAGGAAAGGTATCACATGGATTAAGATATGGGGGTAATTGGAAAGGAGATAATAAACCTGGTGAACAAGTAAGTCTTAAAGATTATGTGCATTTTGAATTGATTATATGAAAAAAAATAAAAAGGCTGCTTATGTAGCGACTGTTCTTATTGTTTATATGATATTTAAAATTATTGTAACATTTACAGTTGCAAGCAAAAATTGTACTTTGCCAGAAGATTTACGCGACACACTATTGTCTGTCGCGTTTGTTGAAAAAGAAGATGATTCAATTTCCTAATAATCTATATTTTATGCATATGCATATCAATGTCATAAAAAGAATTAATCCATGCTAATTTATTTTTTGCTCCACTACATTTATTCAATGTATTTCTCATAAGATCACTTAGGTATCTTATTTCAGTATTTTCTAGTAGTTTTGGATTTTTTTTTATTTCTGAATCAAGACATCGTATCATTTTATTTATTAAATCGAAATTTTCATTCATACAATCTCTCATTAACTCTATTAAATAATCTTTTACAATCTCGATTTCACATTGTTTTATATTTTCTAACATGATTATTTTCCTTTATTTATAAAACTTGTTGGATAACATATCCAAGTTTTTTTATTAATCCTATGCACTCTTTGCTCAAAAAAGGAGATCCTGCAATTTCAGCAAAAAAACGTGATTTCTGACATTCTGGATAGAAATTTTCATTTCCAAAAAGATATTTTTTTCTTACCTGAATCTTTTCATTTGAATCTTGCATAATATTCTCCTTAAGTTAAAAAATTAAATCAATAATAACAAATAAAACCGTCATCGTGACAAAAAAATATCCAGTCAAAATAGCTACTATTTGGCAAATGTTGAAAAAATCTTTCATAATATATCTCCAATTATTTATGATGTTTTTTTTGGAACACTGTCCTTGATCCCTTCCTTTATAAACTCGCAGGTTATGCACTTATTTATGAATTTTATTTTCTTTCGTATAAGTACTACCTGCGCCTCCTGCAACTGTATCTCCCTTTCTAATTGTTTTTTACGTTCTAATTCTTTGGCTAATTCTTGTTTAAATAAGCTATTTGATTTCATGATGATATGCAACTATACAAGTTTATTTGTTTTTCTATTTCAAGAATAATATCATCGAGACATTTAGAGCAAGACAATAATTCATGTTTAGTTAAGTTTAAAGTTAGTAAATTCTGAAGAGTTATTTGCTCATCTTTTGTTTTAAAACAGTAATTTTCATATTCTATTAGATATGCTCTTGATCTCGCTCTCATTATTTCTAATATTTCTTCTACCAATATATTTTTCATATTATTTATTCCTGTAATTTCTATTAAATCGATTCCGAAATTTTAAATTATTGTAAAAAATTGAAAATATAATTATTATTGCAGTAGATAATATAACTATGAAAAAAATAATTGCCACAAAACAGATTATCCTGATGCTATTATCTGGGCTTGTCAAGCCACACTTAAATAAGAAAAGCAAAATAAAAGAAGAAATAGTTGAAAGCATAAAGGTATCCTTATTTAGTAAAAAAACAAAATAAACACTTAATCTGTAATTTCCATTTTTTGCAATATAATTTCATTTGACTGCATTCTTTTTTGTTGATCTCTCTGTTACATGTTTTACATCTCATGGCTTTTTTCCTCCATTGATTAAAGTTTATTCTTTAATTCTCGTATTCCAAAAGCGTATGGCTTCTTTATGTGTGTTGAATGATTTATTTGTACTCACTGAACAGCTTAAACATCTTATTTCATAAAAATTAACATCAGAAAAATCAACATCAGAAATACTATGCTCTGTGATTAGAGCAGGATATGACGAGCAAAATGGACATGGATTGAAAGGAAAATAAAGCCTATCCAACATATCACATATCTCATTTATTATTGATTCTGAGTCTTCTATGGAAACACATGATTTTGCAGAAATAGACATATTTTCATATATATACCCAATATCATGTCTTACCCTATCTCTTATGAACTTTTTCTGTAGATCAACATCACAAAACATATTGCGCCTCCTGCTTAATTATATATTACTCTATCTATTATGAGCTATTCCTTACAGTTTTTAAAAAAATCTTTAGCAATATAATCTTGTGTGATTAAGTCTAAATCAGAGAATCCTTCAAATTCTTTTTTTAGAAACATCTTTATTTCATCAATATCACTATCGCTAGAGTTTTTAAAAAAATCAGTAGCAACATAATCTTGTGTGATTAAGTCTAAATCAGAGAATCCTTCACATTCTTTTTTTAGAAACATCTTTATTTTATCAAGATCACTATCGCTAAGCTTGAATTTTGTTAGATTCTCAGGTTTTTCAATTTTCATTTTAGAGTCCTTTTTGATTAAGTTGTGTTGATATATTTACTATATATATTTATGCGCGAAACGTCAACACTTTTTTTAAGATATTTTTAGATGGAAGAATGTTCAAAATTTTTTTATCTTTGTGACTAAATAAATAACAATATGGTATATAAGTGATTTAATTTCTTTACTTTCTTCTAGCTTATTATACAATATAAGCAATTATTAGCACTTTTGAGGTAAAAAATGGGCATTTCAACAATTTCAAGAGACTGGGGCGACAATGTAGCCATTGTTCGTATTTCTACAAGCGATAACATCTCAACAGTGTCAGCAAGTGGGTATATTACTGCGCAATTAGCAAATATCCTTATTGCTAATAATGGTCCTTTTCAGTGGCTTCCATCAGATATGACTTTAGTATATTGTTCTAATGGTTGGTTATTTGCGTCTATCTCCGCAGATTATACATCATTAACCCCTCTTGCTTTTGTCAATAATGTCAGTACACCGGTTACCGTGGGACATATTGCGGTATATAGCACAACAGGCGGTCAACTCTCTGAAGACGCAGCACCCGCTATTAATGCTGGCAATATACAGGCCGGTATATCGGGAACTGCTGGAGCATTTGTATCTGAGCCACCTACTGCCGGTAATGGTACTCTTATATTAGCTGCTGCAAATGCAGGTGGGGCATTTAATACTACGATTAGCAACGGTACAATGGCTCAATCTACTGTATATAGTACCGGAGATATTGGAGCATCTACAGGTGGTATAGTTGTGGCCACATCTCTTTTGCGTATGAAAGCTGTATTTGCTGCTACCGCTGCTGGTGGATCGGCTTCTCAAACATTTACTGACGCATTTTGTACAACAAGCAGCATTGTAAGTGGGGATTGGGTAACTCAGGCTAATGCTGCTTCAGTTCTCACTATTGTTCCTGGCGCTGGATCATTTGTTGTTACGTCTACCGCTAATGCAGGTGCAGGTACATTTAGTTATTTTATCATCAAATAAAGGAGAAATTTATGGAATATGAAGCAGTGGAAAACGAAGCATATTGTATGCCTTCTATGCAAAAACGTAATGTTGATCAAATGAATATGGCTATGGGTTATTACAATATGGAAGATCGAGCCAATACACCGAAATATCCTACAGGCATGAAAACTGCTAAAACTAACCCACAAATGGGTCCAGTTATGTCTAAAAATCCAGGAAGACAAGGTTACTAGAATGGGTGGGATAAAAGGTGTGCATAAAAGCGGTAGGCCAAAAGCTTACCGCGGCATTCAACCTGAATTACCAGGAAGTTGCCCGCAGCATAGAAAGACTGAAACTTCCGCAAAAATAGTTAGGCAATTCGCATCTTCCGGAACTATTCAAACTGATATTGCAGACTATATGGGTATCGATCTTGGAACATTGAGAACGTATTATAAAGAAGAACTTCATAATGGTTTAATGGAAAAAAATAGAATACTTGGTGAAAACTTGTATCTAGATGCATTGAATGGCTGCAAGGAAAGCAGAAGATTCTGGTTATCGACTAAAGGTAAGTTTTGTTATTACAAACCTCCAGATGAATCACAAAATACATCTATGCAGACAGTTTTAGAGATGGCTTTAGAAGCACTTAGGGCAAATAAGAAAACGGAATAATGATGGATAGAGACTTGCTGGATATCTTTGATCTTGAGGTTTTTGCGCCATCATTTTTAGTGGTTAATAAAAAAGGATTGGATGGGGTAGAAGAGGGAACAGTACCTTTTAAGTTTAATCGTTGCCAGAGATTTGGCCATAGAAGAATTGAGAAGCAATTAAAAGAAAGGGGAAAAGTGAGGGTTTTGGTTTTAAAAGGCCGACAAATGGGATGGTCAAGTTATACGCAGGCCAGATACTTTCATAAGATAATTACTACAAAAGGAAGGAAAGCATTTGTCATGGCTCATGAAGGTCAGGCAAGTAGTAATATTTTCAATATGACAAGACGATTTTATGACCATCTTCCCCCTGGATTCTGTCCTGTTCCAACAAAACTTAATACATCAGAAATGGTATTTTCTCAATTTAACAGTGACTATGCCGTAGGAACCGCTGGAAATAAAACAACGGGTCGATCTCAAACAATTCATTTGTTACATGGGTCAGAGGTAGCTTATTGGGATAATACTGATGATTTGATCGGTGGTTTATTAGAATCAGTGCCAGGTTCAAATGGAAGTGAAATAATATTAGAAAGTACAGCAAATTCTACAGGTAACTTTTTTCACGAAAAATGGCTCGAGTGTGGAAATAAATATTCAGACTATGAGGGCATATTTTTGCCATTTTATTGGCAAGATGAATATATGGAGCCTTTGAGAGAGGAATTTGTTTTAGATGAAGAAGAAAAGGAACTGATGTATTTATATAGCGCCGATGGATTAAGGCTTGAAACTCTTCTTTGGCGTAGAATGAAGATATACGGTAGAAAAGATGAAGAAAGAGCTAGAAATAAATTCAAACAAGAATATCCTTTTAATGCTATGGAGGCATTCTTAAACCCTATTGCTAATACCTTTATCAATCCAAAATTTGTAACAAAAGCTAGAAACACTATAGTTGAAACGAATGTTGGGCTAATTATAGGGGTTGATCCTGCGGGGGATAAAGATGGGGCAGATAGAACAGCAATAATTTGCAGGAGAGGAAGGAAAGTGTATGGTTTGAAGACGTATAAACATTACGACACTATGGAAATCGTAGGAGTTCTCGTAAAAATGATCAGACAAGAAATGCCTGTCAAGATATACATAGACTGCATTGGGATTGGTAAAGGGATTATAGATAGATTAAAAGAAATGGGATACGATTTTGTAGAAGGTATAAATGTAGCACTTAAAGCACATGATAAAGAAAGATTCGGGAACAGAAGAGCTGAGTTATGGAATGAATGTGCGGATTGGCTTATGCAAGATATGCCAGTTGAACTCCCAGATTCTGATGAATTGCAGACGGATTTATGCAGTTGCGGATATAAGTATAAAAGCAATGGACAGCTTTTGATCGAAGATAAAGATGCAATTCGAAAAAGAGGAATGCCATCTCCGGATACAGCAGATGCTCTAATCCATACATTTTCGGGTGGATTTTATGAGGCTTCTGTTAATAAATCAGTGGAAATGTATGTAGATAGACCCGGTATGTTTACATGATATTTGGTATACTATTGTAAATAAAATGTTAAAAGGTGGACTTTATGGCAAAGAAAGATCGGAAGTTTTGCCAAGACTTAAGAGATTGGGTTAAAAGATGGGATGATTGCTGGAAATATAATCGTGATCAATACTATGAGATTCAGGGTTTTGTACTAGGTGATCAATGGCGAGATGATGAAGCTGAAGTATTCAAAACCTACAAAAAACTCCCAATGACGGCTAATCATCTTGCGCCCTTGGCAAATCATTTGCTTGGAGAGCAGCGTCAAAATACCCCATCTTTACAGGCAACCCCTGACAAGCATATGTCTGAAGAAACAGCAGAGGTAGCAGCTGCAATTACGACAAATATTTGTGAAGATTCGCACTCAAGAACACACTTTCAAATAGCATTTCAGCAAGCATCTATTGGGGGATTTAGTGCATTAGGTGTAAAACCACAATATGTGGATGATGATTCGTTTGATCAAGAACTAACTATTTATTCTTTAAAAGATCCTTGCAAAGCATATTTTGATTTGAGTGCATTATCAGTTTGCAAAACTGATGGTATGAGAGCCGGTATGCGAACAAAAATGTCTCGTGAAATGTTTAGAGCATTATATGGTAAAGAGTTAGAAAGGAAAATAGGAAATACGGGATCAGAAGATAATTCGTCTTTATTTTCTGATGATGAGTCAATTACTATTTTTGATGATTATCAGAGAAAATATAAGCCAGAAACTCTATATCAATTAGATACCGGAGAGTGTCTATCTTCAAAAGAATATAATGATCTAAAAACTGTTGATATGGGTGGAGAAGATGTGAAATTTTATAATGGAGAGCCAGTTGTTATTGTAAAGGAGAGAGAGGTTCCGATTTATGAAATAACATATAGAAAAATAGCAGGTGATTATATACTTGAAGAGAAAGAATTCCCCAGTAAACAGTTACCAATTGTTTTTGTAGATCAAAATTCTTATTATGATAAACAAGGTCGACAAATATGCCGGTCTATCTTTAAAGATGCAAAAGATCCGCAACGTTATTTAAACTATTTACGTACTCAATCTGCTTATATACTCAAAATTAGTCGATTTGATCAGTTTATGGGTTCTAGAGCCAATGTGAAGTCTCCAGATACCCAGCAAATGTGGCGTGATCCAGGAAATGTAAAGGGAATGATTATATATGATGAATCACCAAATGGTAATAAGCCAGAGCAGTTAAGGCCTCCTGAATTATCGGCATCACTTACGACGCAATATGAAATTGCTCAACGAGATATCAGTATGACAACGGGAATGTTTGATACTCAAATGGGTAATAAAGGAAATGAGATATCTGGAGAGGCTATAGATGCAAGAGTTCAGAGAGGATCTTTTAATACATTTGTTCCTTTTGATTCTTTAAATAGAAGCATTTGGTGTATTGGAGAAATAATAGAAGAAATGAGACCAACTATCTATGATACAGAAAGAATGTTAATGCTTAATATTAGAGGGCAAGGTGTTAAACCAGTAAAAATCAATGAAAGAGACGCATATGATACCGTAATAAAACACGATATGTCGAAAGGTCGCATGAAAATAAGATTGGCTCCTGGTCCGAGCCAAGAGAATCAAAAGAAAGAAAATCTGATGTCATTACAGTCTGTATTGCAAGCAGATCCTACAGCATTTCAATTAGTGGGTGATCTTTACGCAGAGAATTTACCAATGGCCAATAGTATAGAGGTGACAAACAGGTTACGCACTAGGGTTCCCCCTGAGATTATTCAAGCCGGTAAAACAGGTGAGCAAATTCCTACTAAGCCAAAAGGCCCTGATCCCGCGTTAATATTAGCTATGAAAGAAATGGCTTTAAAAGAGAAAGAAGTTGAAATAAAGCAAATGAAATTGCAACTTGAGGCTATTACTTCTCATCAGGATATGACTGTTGAATGGGAGAAATTGCAAGCTGAGAAGTTAGAGGCGGCGGCTAGATTACAAGAAATGGAATTAAGGTATCAAGCAG